CAATATGTAATTAATAATGAAAAACCTTAACGACACTTCAGCCGACGGACTGGCAACAACGTCAATAATATCTTTTTTAGCAACTTTGTCAACGCAAATGCAACCTATTATAACGGCACTTGCGGGGTTAATTGCTATTGTTAGTGGATTATTTGCTATTCGTTATTATTATTTAAAAATAAAAAAATGAAATTCAAACCATATTTTTCTCCGACCCCTAAACGGATTCGTATTCTTGGTGATTCAATTGCTGGGGCATCAATATTTATTGCTAGTTTAAATTTGGACAATCCTAAATTAATGTTGTGGTGTGCAATATTAGGCGGAGTTGGAAAATTAATCAGTAACTTTATAGGCATTGACGATGGGATTAACAAAACATAAGATTATTGATTTCAATAATTACAAAAGGGAGGACGTAAATAAAAGCCAGATTTATTTACATCATACTGCGGGTGGACCATCTGGGGAACAAGTCTATCAATTCTGGCAGAGCGATGCGGTTCCAGTTGCAACCTCTGTTGTTATCAGTAGGGATGGAACTATTATACAAGGTTTCCATTCTCAATATTGGGCTTTCCATTTAGGATTGAGTAATAAGCATTTTGCCGATATGAGCGTACCATATAAAAATCTGGATAGGACTTCCATAGGAATTGAGTTATGCTCTTATGGGTGGGCTAAATACGAAAATGGGCAATATCTGAATTATGTCAATGGTAAAATAAACAAAGCGGATATCGTAGAACTGGAAACTCCATACAAGGGTTACAAGTTTTGGCAAGGGTATACTGAAGCCCAGATACAAAGCGTTTGCGAATTACTGGAATTATGGAAAACTAGATATGGCATTGATATCAAATACCGCCCAGAACAAATGTGGAGCGTAAACAAAAAGGCTCTCTCTGGAGAGAATGGTTTATTTACTCATAATTCAGTACGCGGAGACAAGTCAGACGTATTCCCAGATATCAATCTAATTAAGTCCTTGAAAACTTTGTAATAATTTTTTTTCTTTTTTTTTATTTTATTTTTGGAAAATGAAAAAATAGTATTATCTTTGATGAACAATAAAAGAAAAAAGATATGAAACAAAGACAAATTAAACTCAAAGAAAGTGGCTCATTCATTAACTGGATGATGTCAAGCAACTCAACAATTCCAGAAGTAGGCAAGGGAGCGACAGAATTACATTGGAGCGACAGAACACCTTATGAAGTACTAGAGGTATCCAATGATGGGAAATCGGCATTGATTAGACAATACGATACTAAAGCATCTCGAACTATGCAAATGGGAGAACAAGCATGGGAATTAATACCTAACGAAAATAATGAAGCCAAATGGGTACATTGGAAATGGAATGCATGGAGAACAAAATCAGAACGCTGGTATAAAACAGATAAATTTTGGGAGGATTTTGAAATCAATAAACAGAGCATGGACCAAGAACAATTCAGAATCTGGCTAGATAGCATTGATAACAAATCAAATTTTCCAGAATATTACGAACACCATAGCGAATGGAATGTCAAGAAATTAATTTTCGGACACGCAGAATACTATTATGACTGGACTTTTTAATTTAATATTTTGCATTTTTCAAAAATAAATATTATATTTGCACATGACAATAATCGAAAAATTGGATAAACTAGAATCTATGCCACAAGGAACCCGCATAATTTACACCCCTCAATTTGGGGACGGGTTCCCAGAGGAGGCAATATTTCATAGACTTCGAAATAAATGGGGCGAATACATAATTGATGTTGAAATCAATAATGGGTCGTTACGCTGGGGATACATTAACCAAATAACTATAATATGACTACTAAAGAGGCAATGGACGAATTGTTTAGATTAAGCAATCCAGAACTAACGCAAAAACTAAAAGCCCCATACCAGACCGTTGCTGGATGGCGTTTCAAACATCAACGCGGATTTCTCTCAATGGAGAAACAAATCGAACTTTTACAAAAATCAAACTATCAATTAAAAGAAACACTAGCATGGAAAAAACTTCAAAAGTAATTCAAGTGGCTGGGAACGGCCATTATGATTCGCAGTACGGCAGAATGTATCGATTTGAGATATCATTCGAGAACGGGGATTCGGGACAATATTCGTCCAAGAGCGAAAACCAAACTAAATTTATTTTACAACAAGAGGCTACCTACACAATGGAATCCAAGGATTATAATGGGAGGACTTATTACACTATCAAACCAGCGATGCAACCAGCACCAGCATTCGGGGGCGGAGGGGCTAAATTCCAGAAAGACCCAGAAACCGAAAAACGCATAACTAGAATGAGCGTATTGAAAGTGGCTGGGGACTTGGCGATTCATGGGGAAATAAAAATACATGACATTACAAAAGTGGCTCAAATATTAGAACGCTATGTATTGACTGGAGAGGATTCTATATCGAGTATTTATGCCAAGGCAGAACCAAAAAATACAAAAGGAAATATTGAACAGAATTTTTTGGACGCGTCAATCGATGCAATAGAAAGCGACGACTTACCATTTTAAAAAACAAAGCATGGAAAACATAACTAAAAGCCAGATTGAGGACTATTTTTTGAATATGCTCAATCAAGTCGAAGGGGGGGAATTAAACCCTTTGGACTTAAAAATCGAAATTAAGACATTATCAGACCTACTGGATGGGATTGATAAGCAAATATCAATTTCAGTTGCCACAGAGGGACGGAAATGGCACAAACAGACCTATAAGGGATTTGAAATAATATACATGGATGCTGGGGGGCGTTATTCCTATGACCATATTGAGGAGTGGAAAAATGCAAAATACATTCTTAAAGACATAGAATGCAATGCTCAATTATCCTTTAAGTCCATGGACAAAAATCAATTGCTTATAGACGATGGGGGTGTCATAATTGAACCAGCCAGATGGAAAAATACTGAACCATATATCAAATTATCTAAAACAAAAGAGGGGGCATAACCCCCCTTTTTTGTTAGAAAATATGGAAAACATTATCTAAATTTGACTTCAAAGATATGGAAAATCAAGAAACAAACAATTATTTTATTTTATTCCCATCTTATTTACTAGACAAATTAAATGCCCATGAATGTATTTTGATGGGGGTTTTGATAAGCCTAGCAAAAAGGGAGGGCTACGCATATCCCAGTAACGATATGCTATCGAGAACATTAATTACCAGCACTTCGACAATTGGGAGGATGCTATCAAAACTAGAAACCGAGGGATATTTACGAAGGGAGGTAATAAGAGATTCCCAAGGACAAGTTATTGCCAGACATATTTACATTCTGGATTCATTAATAGGAGGAGGTATGCCTACAAATGAGAATAGGGTATCCTCACAAATGGGTACACCCCTCCCTTCAACTTTGGGAACAACCTCCCCTCAAAAATGGGTAGATAATAATAATACTAATATATTAAAGAGAGATAGTATAAATGATATTGATGGGGCGTTTGAACTTATCTGGAATAAATATCAAAAGAGGGGAAATAAGAAAACAAGCCTTTTGGCTTTTAAAAGATTAAACAAAGCCGATATGAGAGCAGTATGGGAAAATATACCTCAATATGTAGATGCTCATTCGAGGGCTGGGAAACTAGAATTTTTACCGCATTTTTCTACTTACATAAACCAAAGACGATTTGAGGATACCTTACCATACCAAGATTCAAAACAAGACTTAACTAAACAATTAATAAACTGGAATGAATAACGATATTTATATTATTGACGCAGACAATCAAATCCTAGGGAATGAGATTCAGCGACTATGTGTTATGGCGGATATCCAGCCACCAGAATTACCAAGACAAAATATAGAATTTTTAAAAGAAAATTTTGGCTCATACCCATTTATTGTTTTGAAACGGGCGATTGATTACTGGCTTTCTGGAAACATGGAAAATTTACGAAAGCCCATGAAAATTAACGCACATTTTTTATCACTCATGATGAAACAATATATTGAAAATTTTAGACATACGATAAGAACGAAGCCACGCCAGATGCTGGAGGCACCGAAAATGATTTTGACAGAAAACCAAATTCGGGAACAGAATAAAAAATCCTATGATTTAACATTTGAGGATTTTGTAAATTCATTGAATGGACAGATAACTCTTATTCCACATATCATGCATCTAATCGGCGAACGCAAACTAAATGAGGGCGAATATCCTTTAACAGAAAAAGATTTAACAGAGGCTCTGGAATGGCTTAAAAATTACGAGGCTAGGAGGGACCATAAGATTGAAACGAGCGGGAAACGGGGATTTGATATCATTAAAAAAATACGGGAAATACATGCATACCCCCCATCAATTGACAAGATAAATACAATCGCTATTATTTACACACATTTTAAAAGACGCCTATCGGGGCTGGAAAAAGAATGGTATTGATTTTTTGGAAAATAAAAAAATTAATATTATATTTGAAATACAATATGGAAAATATGGGACCAATTATGACAAATATCGAAGATGCCACAAATGGGGATACATTCGATACGCTAGTAAAATTATTATTTCGCCACAGAAATAAAACATTCGGAATTTTAAGAACAACCCAAGAACAAGTGTTTATGGGGAAAGCAATTAGAATTAAATTCATGGCATTTATTTTTAAATTGATGGAACAAGGATTACTCCATGAAGACATTACAGAATATGTCAATGGAGGGACATCCTATGGCTCATTAAACTGGGACAGATTCTGGGGGATATACAATAATATTGATTTTGTCTATCTGTCTAAAACAATTCAAAAATTATATGCCGAGGATTGTAAGCAAATGAATAACGATGAATACAAGGACGAGATGGGCGACTTGCATTATGAGGATTACATGAACAATAAATTTTGGGGAATATGAAAAAAACATTAAAAATGATGGTGGAGGAGGCTTTGAGAACAAAGCCTCAAACTCGGGACAATGACTGGGAACTAGTATTGGAAATTTACGAAGCGATGGGGATACAACCACAAGCGTTAACTGGATGGTTGCTTATGAAAAAAATTGCACAAGGGGAATACCAAAACCCAGAGGCGATACTTCGCTGGAGGAGAAGGTTACAACAAATGAATCCAGACCTTCGTGGAAATTTCTGGAAACAGAGAATGGACAAAATACCAGAAGTAAGAGAGGAACTTGAATATGCCAAATAAACAAATGTACCATTCAGCACTTAAGGGATTTCAAGAATACAAAGAGCATCAATGCAACTATTTTGAGCATGATGGGTTTTATGGAATTTGCAACGATATTGAGTCAACAGAACCATATCCAGAGGAAATTTACAAAGCACAATTTATTTATTGTGATTTGCCTTTCCCAAGGGGCTACGATATTTTTAACGAAAGGGTAGGGAAATCAAATGGAATTGGCTGGAAAGCGATGGTACAGAACGCTAGAAAAATGGCAATCGATTTGAACATACCTTATTATTTTATGGGTGGGAAAGCCTTTGCACCTTTGTTTCCTATTGAATATCAAATACCCATGAAATTCAAGGTTCATAATACCAACGATATTATATTCTCGAACACAGATTCGTGGGCATTGGATAACGAGGAATTAATCGATAATCTTTATAAGCACTATGACATTGGGTTAGATATGGCTTGTGGATATGGGGGGCTTGGTAAATTCGCATTAAAGCATAATAAAAAAGCGATACTCATGGACATCAATCCATACTGCATAGGGTATATTAAGCATGAACTTCTAAAAGTCCCTTATAATGGCTAAAAAGACAAAAAATATTGACTTGCTATTTTGGGAATTGTATGCTTATTCAGAGATAGGATGCAAAACATGGTTTGGATTCCCAATACGCAAAGGGTCATCAATCAATGATGTCTATGAATTTTTAACTGAAGACGGAATTAAAAATGGGGAGGCTCAATATTGCACTAGAATTTGGGACTTGCCTACAATTGAAAAATACAAATATTTATTAAATGAAGCACAAGGAAAGTGATTTGCAAATATCATGCGTCAAATGGTTCCGCTACCAATATCCAGAGCATAGATTAAACTTATTCAGCGTTCCCAATGGAGGGCACCGGAGAATTGAAACTGCGGTCTGGATGCAAAAAGAGGGACAGATATCTGGGGTATCTGATTTGATATTTATAGTACCAAATTCTCAATACTCCGCTTTGTTTATCGAATTGAAAATACTTCCAAATAAACAATCAACTGCACAAAAAGAATTTCAAAGAGCAGTAGAAAAATATTCTCAATACAAATATGTAATTATTTATGACTATGAAACGTTTAAAACAGAAATCACAGAGTACCTATCAAATTAATATTCCAGTCTCATTCATTGACCATTGTAATATAAACAATATTGATTTGGTCAAATATTACCAATGGAAATTGCATCTGAAAAAAGAGCAACAAAAAACTTGGGAACAAATATACGGCACGTCGAATGCCAGATGAATTTAGAGTTAGAACATATCGCAACCAAGCATAAAGAATGGATTCGAGTAGCCATCTATTTGGGTTCACTCCCAGACAATGCGGAGGACTATGTTCAAAATATGTACATTAAATTAGGGGAAATCCAGATACGGGATGGTAACTTGAATCGAATGCGTAATTATTCTGGAGGCATTAATACGGTATACATATTTAAAATTCTAACCAATATAATTATCGATTCAAAGCGGAAACGAACCATTGAAACGATACCATTGACAATTGACATAAGCATAGCGGAAACCCCCAATTACGAGGAGGATTCCTATTCAGACTTAATCAATTGTATAAAAGCCGAAATTGAATCAATGCATCCGTACGAGCAAATGTTACTTGAATTACATTTTGTTTACGGCATGAGCATGAGACAAATCGAAAGCGAAACCAGTATACCAACACATTCAATTTTCAATACATTAAAAAATGCAAAAGCCAAAATCAAACAAAAAGCAAGTACGAGATTCGCTATCTTTATTGACGAGCGAGGTAACCGAGAAAAAACCGATTATGGGTCTGGGGGATGCAATCCAGAAAATAACCCAAGCGACTGGGATTGAGAAACTAGTAAAATTTATCGCTGGAGAGGATTGTGGATGCGACGAGCGAAGGGAAAGATTAAATAAGATATTCCCCTCAAAGCAACCATTATGTTTAACAGAGGATGAATACGAATGGCTTACTGAATTTCGTGCCATAAATAGCCCTAATTTAGAACATGAGGAGGCAAAGAGGCTATCGGCTATTTATTCACGAGTTTTTAAATTCAGAAGGATTTATATGCCATGCAAGTGCGAACCAAAGGCATGGCAAGAACTTATTAACGAATTAAACCAAGTTTATGATACCTATAACAAATGAATATGTTGGCATTGAGGCAACAAGTTTCCATGACAACATTTATAGGATTTATCAAAATGGATTTATAATAGTAGAATTTTACGATATAGAAAAAGGAAAACAATATTTAGAACAATTAAAAAATGAAAGCAATAATATTACCAGCACAAATCGAAGGGGTAGCGACGAGAAGTGACAAGACTTTAAAGATTACAGTAGGGACTCAAGAATTACCACCAGCCGATGCTGGGAGGTTATTTGCCATGAATCAGCGTTTATGTTACATTGCAATAAAAGAGGAGGCATTCGAGAAAGACGAAATAACTTTAATGGAGGGATTAAATGTTTCCGCCGATGACACAAAGAATAGAACTCAATCGCAAAGGTTACGAGGCATTCTTTATGTAATCTGGAAGGAAGACCCAAGGGGACATGAAACTTTTGATTCATTTTATTCCCAGCACATGGAAAAATTAATACAACATTTTAAGGATAAATTGGATGCATTAAAGTTGGATTAATGGAATTTAATTTGTATATTTGAAAAATGGAAATCATTATAAATACTAACGAACAAATCGAAGACGAGGCAAGAGCACGAAAATTTATTGCAAAACATTCATGGAAATTTGCGAAAACTATGCCATGGATACCCCATTATTATGTCGTTATCCATACTCTGGCAAAAGAGGACAAAGACGAATTCAAATGGTTTTGCAATACAATAGGCAAATATGGTAAAATGATGGCATGGGGGAAAAAAGCCCCAAAACCATATTGGTTTATTGATGAATACAAATACTGGATTATGGATGAAAATCCAGAAAATTGCATTTTGATTAATCGTGGGGAACACCATATATGAGAAACTTTAACAAAGTACGAATAATCAATTGCAAGGCTAGGGAAAATGAGGGAAAGGCTATGCAAAAATTGTTACAACGTAAAGCGGATGGAACAGAGATTAGTATAGCCTTTGACCCCGATATGTCTGGAGCGTGGAAAACATATCGTAAAGCGATGGAGGTAAACGACGATGCGGATTTTTTGATTTTGATGGAGGATGACATTTCATTCCCTATTGACGTATTACAAAGGATGGACCATATATTAGATTCAGCACCTAGGGATGGCTGGATATTCTTTTATGTTCCTACAAATGGAGAGATGCAAAAAGCATTGGAAAGCGGGAAACACGTTCTCAAAGCAAAAGGGAATTGGTGGCCACAAGTTACTGCCATCCCAAAAGCGAGTAGATTAGAATTTTTATCAGTTATTGATAATTACTTTCCAGAGCATAGCAAAAGTGGGGACGGCAGAATATTGAGATATTTCTATGAACATAATGTTTTTGGGCATACAATTATTCCATCACTATTCCAGCATCTAGGCACATGGCGTTCCGCTCTGGGATATAATGGAAAGGTTGGGCAATATGTAAGAAACTCATTTTGCTATTCCCCAGATTTCAATGTTTACGAAATTGACTGGAAAAACGAATTTGAGAATCCATATAAGGATAACCAAGTACGACCATTGGGTTGGGCAAAATGGAAAGTAGGGATGCCGACTGATGGTTATAATGATGGGGGATTTCAAAAATGATAAAAGAAAAAAACATAAAAATTGACCGCATCAATGAGCGAAGGCTATTTATAGATTATGTGCCGACTGAAATATTAATGCCAAACGAATACAACCCGAATAGCCATTCAACAAAATCATTTGATTTACTTATTCGTTCAATATGCCTATATGGGTTTACCCAACCAATAGTTGTAGATAGGAAAACCAATCAAATTATCGATGGGGAAAATCGCTGGAGGGTGGCTTGTGTTTTGGACATTAAAGAGGTGCCAGTTTGCTTTATTGATTTAACAGAGGAACAAAGAAAAATCGCAACGATTATTCACAATGAGGCTAGGGGGAAACATTCACAAATTCAAATAGATAATATAGCCGAGGAACTTCGTGTCAAAGGGATTAATTTATCGGAGGAGTTATTAGAAAAACAAGAAAACAAAATATGAAATTGATTATTAACACTTGCAAAGAGCGTGAACATTATGCCGATGCCTTATTAAAACAATTGCCAGATGCCGTATTGAATTTTGACGATTTTACAGATATGGGGAAATACCAAAGCACGGTATGGTGGAATTATCAAAGGGGCTGGAAATTGGCTGGGGATGACGCTTGTCTTCAATTTGACGATGATATTATCCTTACAACTAATTTTCGCCAAAAGATAGCGGAAGCGATTGAAAAGCACCCGAATAGTTTAATTCAATTTTTCTCAATGAGAAACAAAGACTTAACCATTGGGACTAGAGTAGAGCATGGAAGTACATTCATGATGCAACAATGTTATTATATGCCAAAAGGCATGGCAAAGGAACTTGTTGAATATAGTTACGGATGGTACGAAAGGGATACTATACACACTCATTCTCCAAACGATATTTGCATAGCCGAATACCTTAAAAATACAAAGCAGAATTACATTATCTGGTGTCCGAATTTAGTTGACCACATGACGCTGAAAAGCGAAATCAATGCAAAGCGAACTTCCAAAAGAATAAGCAAAACATTTATCCCATAGGACAAAACGGACAATATAAAAAAGGGATGCGAAACCATACAAAAATTTACATGGATTATTTTGGCTACGATAAGAGCGATTTCATTCCATGCGAAATATGTTCCCAGAAAGCCGTAGACATTCACCATATTGAAGCGAGGGGAATGGGTGGGACTAAACAGAAGGATTCAATTGAGAACTTAATGGCGTTATGTCGAGAGCATCATTTGTTTTATGGGGATAAAAAAGAATACAAGGAATGGCTTAAATTTATTCATGAGGATAAAACAAGGAGGTAACAAATGAAATACTATTTAAAAGACAATGTGCTTATCAAAGCCAAAGAGCGGATGGCGTTATTGTTTGACGAATTCCCTCATGTTTACATAAACATATCTGGAGGCAAGGATTCGACTATCGTTTATAATATTGCATTGGAGGTAGCCAGAGAGAAAAATCGTTTACCCTTGAATGTTTTATTTTTAGACCAAGAGGCGGAGTGGGATGCAACGATTGACCATGTTCGAGAGATAATGTATAGCCCAGATGTTAAACCATTTTGGTTCCAGATTCCTTTTAGGATGACCAATAGTACATCTCAATTTGATGCATTCGTAAATGTCTGGGGAAAGGACGAGGACTGGATAAGACCAAAAGAGGATATCGCAATAAAAGAATGTCCATGGAAAGCCGACAGATTCTATGCGTTCTTTGAGGAGTTCATGAAACATTATCATCCCAATGATAAGGCTTGTCATATCGCTGGGGTTAGGGCGGAGGAATCACCAACACGATTATTGGGGCTAACGAATGCGGCAACTTATAAATGGATTACATGGGGAAAAAGTTTGAATGGAACGAAAGAGCACTACAATTTTTATCCCATTTACGACTGGAGTTACAAAGATGTCTGGAAATACATTCATGATAATGGGCTGAAATATAACCGAATTTACGACTACCAATACCAGCATGGGATACCAATAACCAAAATGCGTATCTCAAATTTGCATCATGAAACGGCAATCCATCAATTGTTTTACATGGCTGAAATCGAACCAGATAATTATAGCAAATTATGTAATCGAATCAAAGGGATTGATTCCGCAGTAAAGAGTTCCAAGACTGGATTTTTTGTCTATAATTTGCCATTTATGTTTGCCAACTGGAAAGAGTATAGGGATTACCTTTTGGATAAACTTATTCAAGACAATATGGAAAGGGAAAAGTATAGGGAGGCATTCCAGCAACAAGAGGAAATATACGAGGCATACCTCCCAGATAAAATGTTCAAAGTCCATGTTCAAACTATTCTGGCAAATGATATAAGCCACACCAAACTAAAGAATTTTGACCGCTCAAAAGAGTGCTACGAGATAAGAAAAAAAATAAAACATGAACAATTATAGAAAGAGCATGACCGATGTATTTGTTCTATTACAGAATGAATTTGACGAACGCTGCGAGAAGGCAGAATTTGTTTTTGAATTACGCAAATGGATTCACGAAAAATTGAGTATCCAGAAGCAACCAATTGATAATGTCCTATGGGTTCCCATCGACCAAGTTCAAGCGAATGATTACAATCCAAATTCAGTAGCCAAAAATGAAATGAGGCTATTGTATACCTCAATCCTTCATGATGGGTATACCCAGCCTATTGTAACTATTTACGATAATGAATTGGATAAATATATCATTGTAGATGGGTTCCACAGATACAGCACTTGCAAAACGAATAAAGATATTCTAGAAAGAAACCATGGGCTATTACCAATCGTTGTAATCCAAAAGGATATCAATGACCGAATGGCATCTACGGTAAGACATAATAGGGCTCGTGGAAAACATTCTGTCAATGGCATGAGCAACATGGTTTTCCAGATGCTAGATAACGGATGGGCGGACGAGGATATCTGTAACGAATTAGGAATGGAGGCAGACGAATTATTGCGTCTCAAACATATTACTGGATTCAGCAAATTGTTTGAAAACATAGAATACCAAAGAGCATGGGAAACCCATAAACAAATTCAAATACGAAAAAAATATGAGCAACAAGAAACAAAAGATTGAGGAGGTAAGCCTTGCATTAATCAAACCCTACTGGCGTAATCCTAGGGACAATTCAAAAGCGATTGAGGTTGTACGAGAAAGTATCCAGAGATATGGATTCAATGTCCCATTAGTACTGGATAAAAACTATGTCATCATAACTGGTCATTCCAGATATAAGGCTCTTTTACAATTAAAGTACGAAAAGGCTCTCTGTATTATTTCAGATATGGACGAGCAAAAGACAAAGGAATTTAGGATAGCCGATAACAAGACTAGCGAGTTTGCTAAATGGGAAAACAATTACCTTGAACAAGAGATGCGTGAAATCAAAGGACTGGATGAGTTTCAGATATTTTTCCCAGATATCGATTTGTCTTCGTTCCTAGAGGAGAGCGTCGGACAAAATGTAGTCCCAATAAGCGAGATTCAAATCCACGCAAAAGAGGAGGCGTTACGCAGTCAATTTGAAAACGATAGGGAGGATGCCGTAATCGAAATTCTATGCCCTCATTGTGGAGAACCAATATTCATGGACAAAAGCGAATTAAAGGATAAGTTAATGTAATGACTAGGGAAAGCACAAAGATTAAAAAGGAAAAAATGCTGGTGGCACTTCAACAGAGTATGGGGATAGTGTCATCGGCTTGTACCAAGGCTGGGGTTTCTAGAAGCCAACACTATGTCTGGATTGACGAGGACAAAGAATATAAAGAGGCGGTTTACAATGTTTCAGAGATGGCAATTGATTTGGCGGAGGCTAGTTTATTAACCCAGATTCGAGAGGGGAATACTTCGGCTACAATATTCTATTTGAAAACCAAAGGAAAAAATAGGGGTTACATTGAGCGTACTGAATTGACTATGCCAGACAATACTCCAATCAAAGTTCATATCATTGATAATGGAAGTCAAAACTAATGTAGTATTCAGACATTTACAGAATAGCCAGAATCGAATTATAGTCGAACAAGGAGGCACTCGTTCTGGAAAGACATATAATATCCTCATTTGGATATTGCTAGGCTACATAGCCCAGAATACGGGAAAGACTATAAGCATCGCTCGTAAGACATATCCAGCCCTACGAGCGTCCGCTATGAGGGACTTTATAAATATCGCATCTGAATTTGGTTTATACGATGAATCAAAGCATAATAAAACTAATTCGGAAATTATGATGCATGGCAACTTGATTGAGTTTCTGGGAATGGACCAGCCTCAAAAGATTCGTGGGCGTAAACGAGATTTATTATATTGCAATGAGGCAAACGAATTAACGCTGGAGGATTGGCGTCAACTTTCAATGCGTACAACGGAACGGATTATTCTGGATTACAACCCATCGGAGGAGTTCCATTGGATTTATGACCAAGTAATCCCTCGAAGCGATTGTGATTTTTTCCAAACTACTTATAAGGATAACCCCTTTTTGGAGGAGAGTATAATTTCAGAGATTGAACGATTGAAATCAGTTGACGAGAATTATTGGAGAGTATATGGACTAGGAGAGAGGGGACAGAGTAGGGCTTTAATATTTAGCCATGACCAAATTGACGAGATTCCAAATGATGCAAATTTCAAAGCCTATGGACTTGATTTTGGTTACACCAATGACCCGACAACGATTGTTGGCATCTATGAGAAAAATGGATACCTATACATAGATGAGTTGCTATACAAAACTGGTATGACCAATTCAGATATCGCAAACCATATTGGTTCCATGGGGTTAGATAGGAGGGACATAATATGGGCGGACAGTGCCGAACCAAAGTCAATTGAGGAAATACATCGTATGGGTTGGAATATTCGACCAGCGACTAAAGGAAAGGACTCAATTGATGTAGGGATTGATATCATGCGAAGATTCAAAATCGTGCTAACTAGCCGAAGTCTGAATCTAATTAAGGAATTCCGTAACTATAAATATATCGAGGACAAGAATGGGCGTGTTACTAACAAACCGATTGATGCTTTTAACCACGGGATTGATGCGACTAGGTATGGTTGCTTTATGACATTTAGCCGTCCGAACATAGGGAAATATTCAATCCGTTAATTTTTTTTTTATTTATTTATTTTTTATTTTGCAAATATGGAAAATAATATTATCTTTGCTATACTATAAAAAATAAAACAATATGAATTGGCATTTTATTAATACAGAAACCTCAACTTACGCTATCTATTATGATAGGCATTTAAGACTATGGACATCCTATGAAATTGATTTATCTCATAACCAGATTGGGGTTACCGAATATTGGATTAAAAAACAAGACATTTTAGATTATATAAAAAAATATGGAAAACTATAACATTCAATCACGCACATGGAGAGCCGAAAACGGCGACTTCTTAAGACTAGAAACTGATGGCATCGAACTTTATATTATAAGAGCGGAATATACCACACGCAAAAAGACTATTGAATTAATTGGTTACAATCAATGCTCACCTACTTATTCAATACAAGCGACTATTGGAATGCCTACATTGGCATTTGATTTGGGCAATTGCAAAATACCTATGGACAGATGGGCGGATTTGAGCCGACAATTAATTAACGGGGAGAACTGGCAATTAGAAGGGAAAATATAACCTCAAAAAAAAAATAAAATAAATTTTGCATTTTGCAAAAATAGAATTATCTTTGATAAACAATAAAAAATAACTGATATGAAAACTAATTTAACAGAAGACGAATTGCAAGACCGCATTGAAATGTTACAAGATGCTAGGGAAAAACTAGACCAAGCAATTGGATTGATTACTGATGCACTTTGGGGAACCGATGAGAGTAGCCATGCTCAATCTTATATTATCCCACATTTGAAATCATGGCTTTATGAGGGGGGACATTACAACGTTACCATCAATCATTATATTGAATCCTTAAAACAATTGGAGGGCATAGAATACGATGAGATTGAACGCAACGAACACGGGGACGAATTGGTAGGGGGATGTGCTACTTGCGGAGAGGATGTCAACACTACGGACAATAACGGAAATTGTAAAAATTGCAAATAATATACAAACATGAACTTTGAATCATTAAACAAAATGTGCGGATGGGAACGCCAGAAGGCTATGTTCCTAATCCAGACCGCCGAGAACCTAGGGATGGACATTGATTGCTACGGAACAATCGGGGTAAACCAAAATTCTGGCTACACTTACCTATGGCTGGAGGACTATCAATTTTGCCTATACATGGAAATCAATTGCGAATTAACCAAGGGCGATATTTACGCAAGTTACTCATCACCAGAAAACGGGGAGGAGTTTGAAATTCCCCTAGGCAAAAAAACGCTAATCGAATTGGAGGGCTGGGCTATCTTTATTGACGAACACCATCTGGATGAGGATTACGAAGATTTTGACGGAGAAAAATATTGGGACGAATTTAAAAATTAATTTGCATTTTTGAAAAATAAATAATATCTTTGATAGACAATAAAAATATGGAAACTACATACACTATTACCGAAGCACAGAAAAACAAAATGAGGGCGATACTTTTGCCATCACTCCAGAACACTCTAACCAAATTTGTAGAATGGCATTACAAGGGCAACGAGGCTACCATGACAAGATGCTATGCAAACGAAATGATAGCAATTCTGGAGGCTTACAAAGAGATTTCAGAGTTTAAGCCAGACGCGAAGGAAACTATTAAAATTACCGAAATCCCAAATGATGGACCTTTCTAATAAACCAATTCAATTTCAGAGAGGGCACGGCTCTCTCTGGGATAGGGGGGTAGCCGATTCATGGTATATGAGAAACCCCATCCCACACTATATTCAAAGTTGGGACGACCATGTAACAGATTTGACAGAGGAGGAGCGGAACGAATATTTCGCTGGATATGAATGGAACGAGGAACACGGCGACCATAAACTATGGGACGAATAAAGCAAAGGGGCGGATGACCGCCCTTTGTATTGCAAACAATTTTTAAAACAATCGTTATATTAACAGATGAAACAAATAAAAAAATTAGGGGATATTGAACTACAACAATGGTTTGAATTAAAGGAATATCTGGAGAGTAACCCAGACGATAGTAAAATTGCATTCCAGATGCTAAACATATTATGTGAAATTAGCCCACTAGAATCACGCAGTATGCAAATCGATGAGTTAGACAATATAATCTCTCAATTGAATGACATAATTCAACAGAAGCCAAATTTCGCACCTATTTTTATTCATGAAGGAATTGAATATGGATTTGTTCCAAACCTAGACGAAATTACGGCTGGGGAATTTGTAGATTTGCAGAAGTACGAAACAGATTTTCATGCCAAGGGAATCAATCTTTACAAAATAATGAGCGTACTATATCGACCAGTTATTGAGAAGGCATCCTTTGACCATTACAAAATACAGCCATACGATGGTAAATTGAATGAGGCATTTAGAACTATGTCAATTGAGGTAGCCTTGAGTGGACATATTTTTTTTTGCGATTTAGGGAACGACTTGTTAACCTATATCCAGAAATCTTTGGTTCCAA